GCTAATGAAGATGAGAAAAAGAGACAAGAAGAACTAACTAAGAAAACTGAAGAACAAAATAAAAAGAGAGCAGATGCTAACGCTAAAGCAGCAGCTGAGAAAAAGAAAAAGCAGGAAGAAGCTGCAGCTGCAGAAAAGAAAAGATTAGAAGAAGAAGCTAAGAACTTAGATGCGGCTAATAAAGTACTAACTGAAGCATACATTTCTACATTAGAACAAAGAGACCAGGAGATATACAAAGCTGGACAATTACAAAACGAAAGATTGTTAGCATTAGAGAAAGCTGGTATTAAAGATAAATCAGCAGTATTAGAGCAAGGTAGATTAGAGATAGCTGCAATCAATAAGAAATACGATGATGAAGAAGCTAAGAAAGTAGAAGAAGCTAAGAAGAAGACTGAAGAAGATAATAAAAAGAAGGAAGAAGAAGATAAAGCTAAAGTAGATAAAAAGAGACAAGATGACCTTTTAGGATTAGATACTCAATTACAATTTGATAATCTATCTTTTGAGCAAAGAAAAACCCTAATAGATGAGAAGGAAAGAGTACTATTATCTGATAAAGAATTAACTGAAAACCAAAGAACAGCCATAGCCAAAGCAGCAGCTGCGGAAAGAAAGAATATTGATATGGCTGAATTGGAAGCTAAGACAGAAATATCAAATGCTTATTTAGATTTAGCTGGACAGTTTGGTTCTCTATTACAACAAATAGCTGGTAAGAATAAAAAGGTTGCAATAGCTGGTATCATCATTGAACAGGCTGCATCTATTGGAAAGATAATTGCAAATACTGCAGTAGCTAACGCTAAATCAGTTGCGGCATTCCCTCTTACATTAGGACAACCTTGGGTAACTATTAATACCATATCAGCGGCATTAGGTATAGCATCAACTGTGGCAGGAGCAGCTAAATCAATAGCACAAATTAATTCTAACTCAACATCTCCAAGTTCAGGAGGTGCTTCACTACCAAAATCTAGTGGAGGAGGAGCTTCAATACCATCACCTACAATAGCATCAACACCAGCGCCTGTAATTCAAGGTACAGCTGCGGCAACGCCTGGTGCACAAATTGCAGATACATTGGCTGGAGTTACTGGTAAACCAATTCGTGCTTATGTAGTTAGTGGAGATGTATCATCACAACAGGCATTAGATAGAAGAACATCAAATGCTGCTACATTCGGTGGATATTAATATATACATATATAAAAATATATAACGATAAATCAAAGTTAAATTGTTAAAGGACATGGAATTATACGAACTTATTATAGAGGACTCAAACACAGACGAAGTATATGCATTATCGTTAGTGGAAAATCCTGCTATTGAAGCAGATTGGGTTTACTTTACTGAACATAAAGAGCAAGTTAAATTTGCTACTGTGGATACTGATAAAAGAACTATCGTAGCTCCTGTTCTTATACCTGATAAAAGAATTTATAGAGTAGATGAGAAAACAGGTCACGAATACGAAGTATTTGTAACTGCTGAAACCATTGAGAAGTTAGCTCAACAATACCTTATGAAGGGTTATCAGAATAAAGCAACTGTTGAACATAGTGAGAATATAGATGGTGATGTGACTGTGGTAGAAAGTTGGGTAAGTAAATCATCTACAAAAGATAAATCAGCTAATTACTTTAGTAGATTATTCCCTGCTGGGACATGGTTCGTAACTATGAGAGTAAACGATGAAACTCTTTGGCAAGATTATGTTAAGACTGGAAAAGTAAAAGCAATATCCATTGAAGGCTTATTCGGACATCAATTAGTTAAAGCAACTGCTATTGAACAAATAATGGAAAAGGATATTAACGAGCTAAGTGAAAATGAAGCAGTAATAGTCCTATCTAAAATTAGAGCCGTAATCTCTAAGGATAGAAGATACAAAGAAAAAAAAAGAATTGATTTAGAATCATTCTCTGATTATGGTGATGGTGTAAAAGGAAATGCTAAGAGAGTATTAGAGTATGTAGAGAAGAATGGTTGGGGAAGTTGTGGTACGCCTGTTGGAAAACAAAGGGTCAATCAGCTAGCTAAAGGACAACCCATTTCAGTAGATACAATTAAAAGAATGTACTCTTATCTTAGTAGACATGAAGTTGATTTACAAAATTCAAAATCTTATGGTGATGGATGTGGTAAATTAATGTATGATGCATGGGGTGGTAAAGCAGCATTAAGTTGGAGTAGAAACAAACTAAGAGAGTTAGGTTTATTGCAAGAGAATGAAGCACAACCATCAGTATCATCAACATACCCTGGTCAAGCTGCAAGTGGCAGTATTGCACCTGCTACATTTGGTGATGTACCTCCTGTATTGCAGGATTTCGCAGAATGTCCCCCAGCTACACAAAACATAGCACTGAATTTATACAATAGAAGTATAGCAATTAAACAAGCTCATTACGGTCCTCTAAATCCAAACGAACCAAACGAAGCATATTGGGAAGCTAAGGCTAAACAATTCGGAGGCTCAATTGAAGAAGCTAAATCAGCAAGATGTGGTAATTGTGCTTTCTTTGATGTTAGAAAACAAACACTTGATTGTATTGCAGAAGGTATAGGATATGAAGATGACCCAGAGAAAGTAATTGAAGCAGGTGAACTGGGATATTGTGAAGCATTTGATTTCAAATGTGCAGCTGCAAGAACTTGTGATGCATGGGTTGTAGGTGGACCTGTAAAAGATTAAAGAAATGAATAATAACAAAGTACATAATAAGATATTACAATTCGCTACGCCTGAAATTACTTTTTCGCAGTTCTATTCATTCTTAATGGATAGTACTCCATCAAATCCTATATGGGTTAAATGGAATAAAGTAGATGGTGCTGAAACAACTCGTAGAGTTAATTGGGGACCATTCTTAAATGGTATCGCTAGAGGTGCTATCTATGATTATGAAGCCTTTGATTATATGGTTGTTGAATCCGTAGATAATAACGGAGAATGGAGAACCATAAACTTACAAGACGTTTCTGAATGCCGTTGGCAAGGTAGAAGATACCTAGTTAGGTAATAGTATTAATATATTCTCTAAGTACTGGTTCGGTAACACCGAATTGTTTAGCCATACGGGTAATACCACATTTAACAGAACTTTGTTTGAAGTTCTCTTTTACAATCATTTTTTCTTCTTTAGTTAAATAGTTTTTCTCAATAAAATTAAGAGAAGTATTTCCGTTCAACCATTGTTTTCTAAATAGATTGAATTGAGCAGTTAAATCATTCATTACCTTTGTGATATATGTACGAGATGGCATTCCATCTACTGCAGCCATTTTGTTTACAATCTTTCTACGATTTATATCCTCAACCTTTTCAAAGTTATTTAACAAATCAATAAGATAAACACCAACAGGTCTGAATCTTTCTTTTGGTAATATCTTTTCTATATTCAATTCCAAATACATAGTGAAGGCTTCCAATAGTAATTTAGCTTCTCTACTTTGTTTATCTCTTTCATCCGTATTAGGTCTATCAAATGTGAGAGACATGTAACTCATAGGAATATATTTTTTGAAGTATTTGTAGTTCTTATCATTGTGTATCATATAATAGAACTTAGCCATCACTGTAAAGTATGAGAACGCTTTAGTACCCTTACCACATTCAAACATGTGCATCTTTTCTACGATATGTGCAATACAATCCATCTGCATATCAATAGAATCAGTATCCGTATAACTAATCTTTAACTTATTAAACCAAACTTCAGCTATCTTTTGGAGAGCTGGGTAGATTATTTTGAAAGCGGTTTCTCTTTCTCTTTGGTCTGTAGAATTAAGATAAACACACACAGCGTTTTCTACATCTTCATTAAAGTAATTGTTATTAGGATTCTTCTTTCTGGGCATTATAACTTTTGTTTATTATTTAACAACAAATGTAAATTAAATTGTTAAAGGATAAAGATACGAAAAATATCTGATAAAACCAAATAATATGCCAATACCAAAACCAAAAGATGGACAATCAGAGCAGGAGTACGTTAGTGAATGTATTTCAGCAATAACTGATGAATACGGACAGGAACAAGCCGCAGCTATATGTTACTCTACCTATCGTAAAGATAAGGGCTTGAGCAAACAGGAAATGATGTACAGCCGTTTAAGAGAGATGCATTATAGAGGTATCAATCTGAAAGCAATTGAAGCTGGATTAGAAGATAGTTGTTGGGATGGATACGAAGCAATAGGTACAAAAGAATTAGATGGAAAAACTGTACCAAATTGTGTTCCTATAAAAGATTAATATATATTTATTAATAGGTGGGCACCCTATATCTAATTGCCATTATATATTTCTTATTTTAAGTTAGCCCACCTTAGAGCTCGTTTTTCATTTAACGGGCTCTTTTTTTTTTTGCGCAAAAGGAAAGGGGAGACTATGAAGAACTCCCCTTTAGGTAGGAATAAAGTGGCAACTAAAAGACCTACCATATTCCGATTGTAACAAACTTAAAATATTAAATCAAATATACGAAATTATTTTCACTTATCCAAATTTATTTTTATATTGAGATAGCTTAGTAACCACATCAGTACTATCAAAACACTTAGTGTACTCTATACCATTCTCACCATGGTAAACATATACTATCCAACCTGTTGATGATACGCCAGAATACAATGTTTCAGTATATCCTTTGTCAGGGTTCGCTTGAGTTTCAATGTGCTTAATATGTACTACTTCTCTCTTACCATCTGTTCTATGAAGGATTATATCATTGTAATCATCTGATACTCCCTCATACAATAGAATATCAATTGTAGGTTTTGGTGATAGTAGGTGACTAATACTTTCACCTCTTTTAGTTGATGTTTTTTGTTGTATTTCTTTTAACATATTTTTTTGTTTATAATTTTATAAAATCTAATCTTACCTTCCTTTTGTAATCTATCCATCTCCGGCTTTACATAAACCACACTACCAACATACATAGCATCTGCATCTGACCATGCCCATATATCATCTATTGTAATTGGTTTAGTACCTTTATCAGTTTCAATAAGGAATTGCACTTTGTACTTTTTACCAGTTTCTTTCCTCATTATAAACTTTTCTTCTTCTACTCTATCCTGCATTTCTTTGGGTAGAGAATTGAGAAGCGCCATTTCTTCCATAACTTAATCAATTGGGTACATAAGGTTATCTAATTCAGATTCTAAGTACGATAATCTATACTTTAGTACATAAGATTCTTTTTCGTTAGCTGGATGGCTGTAGTTTTCACATTGTTTAATTTCAGCTTTGGTTTCCTTAATTTGTTTGTGTAACCAATTTTGTAATGCTTGTTGTTCGTTGTTCATAACTTTAATTTTTATTTATTTGAAAATTTATTTACTAAATCGGTGAAGATATGAAGTGCCATACCATAATCATATTTTGGTGATAGTTGAATATTGTATCCATCTAACCATACAGATACTTTCAGTATCTTACCTGTTTTTAGAGATTCGTTGATAAACATTTTTGTTTTAGTATTAGAGGTATAGAACTCATAATACTTTTTACCATCAATTGGATGGTCGTGAACGGAAGATTCTAACTCTACACCATTCATTGTGAATTTTTCTTTTGAATACGCCATTTTATTTGTTTGGTTACCTATACACCATAAGGTTTTAGTTAATGATTATACACAAATATACGAAGAATTGTTGATATTTCCAAATCTTATTGAAAAAAAGTTATATAAATTCATAACTCATTGATTATCAATAACTTATAGTTTAGAGCTATTTTATATGTTATAACTGGTTGATTTTCAATAAGTTATAAGTTACAGGTTTTCCTAATACCATTCATCCTTACATTTTACCGCTCATCACATTTCTAAAAAAAGTTTTGTCTTTTTTATCGTTTTCTGAAATAAGTTACTATTTATATACACAAACATCTGAAATGGTAATTAGATTAGAGATTTGGATATATCAATTATATTTCGTATATTTGTAAAAACAAACCTTAAAATAAGATTATAATGGCAAGACCCACAAAACACAATGCTGATTATTTCTCACACGATATTAGTATGAGAGATGACCCTAAGATTAAAGCTCTTAGGAGAAAATATTCTCATACAGGTTATTCTGTTTGGAATATGATATTAGAATTACTAACTTCAATTGAGTACTTTGAATACGAATGGAATGAGTTAAATATTGAATTACTAGCACCTGACTTTGATATAGATGCTGAACAATTATCTGAAATCGTAAACTACTGTATTAAACTAAACCTTCTACAAATCACAAATGGATACCTACATTGCGATAGATTAACATTCAGATTAGAAGAAGGTGTACTTTCAAAGAGAAAGGGTTATTGTAGTAATAATGCAAAGAGAAATCAATTATCAGTAATTAATTCGGAATTAACTAACGATAATGATGGTTATTACGTAATTAATGGAGTTAATGACAACATTAATGGACAAAGTAAAGTAAAGGAAATAAAAGTAAATGAAAGCAAAGCACAGGAGAGTATAGCACAGGAAACTGTAGATATTGATTCTGCTTTTGCTTCTATTCAAAAACATCTAAATAAATAAAAAAATGGTAAAGAAAATCTACACAGACAAAGAAAATGAATTACAAGTATACGTCAATGATGATAATAAATGCTTTATTGAAATTAGTCAACCTTCAGAAGAAATGTTTGGCACAGGCTACATAGTATTAGAAGCTGAAGATGTAAAAGAATTAATTACTGATTTAGAAAATATATTAAAACAAATAGAAAAATGAAAACACAGGAAGAATTAAAGCAGCAAATCCAAAAAGAGATGGAAGAATTAGAATTCAAACTAATTCCACCAATGGACTTTGAAGTAATAGATGTATCAGATATGAGTTATGAAGCTCGTATAGCATATTACCAAAACATCAGCAAGAAAGCATTAGAAATAGAATTTCAGAAAGCAGTAGATGAATTATTAAACTATAAGAAAAATGAAAAGTAAACAAACCACATTCAACTTAAAAGACCCAATCAGAGAAATTGAGGGATGGCCTGATTATTATATCAGTAGAGCTGGAATACTATATAGCTGTAAGAGAGAACTTAGAGCATTCATAAGCGGAGGCTTATATCCAATCAAACCAAAACTAAGTTCAAGAGGTTATCCTGAAGTTGGTTTATTCAGAGATGGTAGTAATGGAAAGAAAGAAAGGAAGTTCTTTCGTATTCATAAATTAGTTGCGAATGCATGGGTTGAGAAACCATCTGATTATAAAGATAAGGTATATGAACCTAATCATAAGAACGGAATAAAAACTGACAATAGAGCAGAGAATATAGATTGGATGACACGCTCAGAAAACATACTACATGCATACCATGTCTTAGGTAGAGAAAAGTTACTTCGTCCTATTTATTATAATGGAGTACATTATGGTTCTATCGTAGAATGTGCTAAGAAGAACGGATTAAATCAAAAATCCATTAACACAGTCCTATCAAGAGGACAGAAGAAGTTCTTAGGAAAACCTATCAGTTATGCTGGAGATAAAGTAATGGGACAAGTAAACGATTAATTATGAAAAGATGTATATTCCCTTTTGGTAGTTGGTTAGAATCCTTCATCAATGTAATAACATTCGGATGGGGTAAGGAACTAGCACATTGGATTGCTTGGACATTCTTCAAAACGCATGATTGCGGATGTGATAGAAGGCGAGACGGATTAGATAAGTTCTTCGGATGTGAGGACTTCGGACAAATAAAATTAAAATAATGGAAAAATTAAAAGTAGTAGGTATAGACTGGAACTGGTTTCCCGAAAGATACAATGATATAATAGTATATTTTTCAGATAATCAAAGAGAGATTTGTAGAATTAAAAACATAGAGATAGGAGAAATGGATTCCTTATCTTATGGAGAAGTTAGAGACTTTCTTATTTATATCTACATGTACACCGGCGAAGTAGAAGGCTACGCAATAGTTGAAAAATCAACTGATATTATAACAACAATTAAACAATACAAAGAAAAATATGGAACAAATATCAAACCAACCACCGGTGCCGGAATCTAAGTACGCTCCATTTAGTTATGAAGAATTCAAAATCATTCAAGCTGAAATGGCAGCTATGGGATATTGGTTACCTAAAGATGTAACTGCACAAAGAAAGCTTTGGGAGAATTGTACGAGAATAAGAGGAAAAGCTGAAAACCAACCATGCACGTGTAAATCATCCGCAGGGTTATGGGCAAGATGTGTAGAGGACATCAACACCTTCATCAAAGCCCGAATTTAATAATGACAGCTGAGGAGATACAAAGTGAAAATATGAGAAGGCTGGACATTCTATTTAGAGAAAAGAATGACTGGTTAATGGCATCATCTTATAACATAACAAAGGATAGAGATGCTGCAGAAGAATTAGTAGCAGAACTCTATACCTACATTGCGGAAAGAGGTAATCCTAATATATGGTGGGGAAAGGATGAATATAATATGATGTATCTCTATTCATTCCTAAAGACAAGATGGATAAACCAAATAAAGCAAAACAATAAGAATGTACCTCTATCAGATTCCTATGATGATGTAGATACGGAATACAATGAGGAGCAGGACTTGAGAATACAACAGGCTTATGATGATATTGTAAGCGAAATAAACGAATTACAAAAGACTAAGATGTGGAGTTCAGCCCGATTGGCTGAATTGTATTTTTTTACACCGGATATGACATTGGATAAATTGAGTAAGAACATTGGCATTTCTAAAAGTACTTCGTTTTTGAATATCCGTAAGGTCAAACAACACATACGATTAACAAAGGACAATCCATTCAGGAGCAAATCCTGACCACCTACAATCCCCTATAAATACGGAGTTGAATATAGTTGTTATATCTGTATATATTGTTAAATACAATCAATTACAATGGCATTTGAAAAGAACGATAAAAGAATCAATAGAGCTGGTAGACCCGTAGGTGCATTGAATAGAAGTACCGAGCAAATGAAACTTAATTTGGCAAGGGCTACAAACAATACACTTAACTATCTATCTGAAGATTTGGAGAAGATAAGGAAGAAAGACCCAGAGAAAGCAATTGAACTTGCACTTAAACTAATGGAGTACACACTACCTAAGTTAAGTAGAACGGAGATGAGAGCTGAAATTGATACACGCATACATGCAATCAATGTGAACATAACACAAAAGAATATAGATGAATCTGGAAGTCAACACAACGATTAGTTATAAACACATAGATGAGTGTCCAACTAGGGTATGTCATTTGGTGGGTGGTTCAAGGTCTGGAAAAACCTATGCTACACTTCAATGGCTGATAGTACAAGCCCTTCAAAACAAAGAGTTGGTAACTATTGTTAGAAAGACAATCCCGAGCTTAAAAAGAACCGTGATGCGTGATTTCAAAGAGATTATGGAATCAATGGGAATTTGGAATGAGAATGATTTTAATATATCAGATAGAACATATACATTCTTTAATGATTCACAAAT